GTTGGTTAGATCTTGGATTGCTGCGTCTGGCACTTGATTGTTCGGGCCTGCAAAAATGCGTATTTTTTCAGCATGGCCTTGGTTGATCACCATGCCGTACAAATGTTTTCCAGGCTGGGCTTCAGTGATACAGGCCCTGATTTCTTGTTTTGTTAAATCCAATGCCGTGTGTGTGATGGCCTGCGAATGGTGGCATGCCAATTACTTGCGTGCAACCCTCGGGATAATTTTTTCCTTCCGTTTGACGCTGCCCTTGGCACGTTTCTTCCCGTGTTTGATATACCTTTGCCGGGTTGTTTCTGCTGCAGCTGCAACAGCATCAGCCCTGCCAGGCGGCTCACCTGGCCCACCATTTGCAGGGTCAAGAAGTTCAATCCAGTTCAACGCCATTACCACCATTCCTCCAGTTCTTTTTGCTCAAATTGATAGCGATCCCAGCTGTCAAGCCATGCTTCAACACAGTCATCCGGGTTTTGCCGGATAACGCGGCACTCTTTTGGCCCGGACACAACTGTCACACACTTATCAACATGTAGTGCAGGGTGATGGTCGATAAGCATGGCTAAATATGCCCCAAGCTGATCGGTAGCAGCTTCGCGGGTGCGTGCCCTGCTTTTGCTGCCAACAGTCTTCAGATCGCCCAGGATGATTTCACCAGTTGATGACTGGAGCAGGAAGTCAAACGAACCGCCCATTGATTTTCTTGGGTCGCACAGCCTGTATTCAGTGGCAATTACTTTTGCGCCTTGAAACAGCTCACACTCCAGCATTGGGTCAACCCAGTCAGTCCACCGTTCAGCAAACTCAATGGCTTCACCCTTCAGGTGGTTTTCCAAAGCGTTGTGGATCTGTTCACCCCTTGCAGCCCAACCAGTGGGGCCGTCCTTGTATCGCATGATGTTGGCCAAGGCGTCAGGCGAAAGCTTTGCTCCCAGCACGCCAGTGACTGACCTTGCAAGCCATTCAGCCTTGTATTTGTAGCGGTGCCATTCCGGAAAAAATGACAGTCCTTTGATTTCTTTGATGGTTGGGGGTTGCCTGGCCGGGTCATTCTGGGCACACTTCGCCGGCAAAGCAAGCCCAAAACGTGCCTGAACTGGACCAGATCGCCAACACAAAAGTCCTGATCGACCCAAGGGTGATCGCTGAAGTGGATCGCAAAAAACCAATCGGTGTCAGCCGCACTGGCTGGGTCAATCTGCTTTTGCAAAAGGCCATCGCATCTGAGCCTGAGCCGCTGGCTCGTGATTGACTACGACAAGGAGCACCGGGCATGGGAGCTTCTGCAGTGGCAGATCTGGTCATTGCCTGGTGAGTTTGATGAAGACCTGGCAGCCAAGGGCTATTACACAGACCTGCAGCGCAAAAGGTCGGACCAAGCTTTAGACGCTTGGGATGCTGAACATCCCCAGCAAACCAGCCCCGAACTTGAAGCCTTCAAAGAGCTTGAGCGGCTGGGTGTTTACGGACAACGCACATGGTTCTCGCCTTCCAAGGCCAAAGATGGGTTCTACACACAACGCCTCAAACAACGACAGCAACGCGGATCCAAGCCTTCAGGATTGCTTGGACCAAGTCGCATCACTCAAAAGCGCAGCCGTAAAAGTCGTTGGCGCAACGACTGACTCTGTTGACCGCCTGTTCATGCTGCGGAACCAAGCTGAAGAGCTTGGCTGCGCCCTCAGCAAATCAGAAGCGGCGCATTACTTGGCGCAGGCCACTGGCCGCAACGTTGGCATCCCAGAGCCAAAGCAAGGCGGGCAGAAGCTTGATGTTTCCCCTGTCCCTTGGCTGTGGGAGGGCGTCATCATGCGTGGCCGCCAGAACTTGGTGGTGGCACCACCCAAGGTCGGCAAGTCTGCCCTGATGACGGCGATGGCTGCTGCTGCGCTGCGTGGTGATGCTGACTTCCTCGGCATCCCGGTCCACGGGCAGATCAACAAGCTGATCATCGTTGGCACTGACCAGAACGTATCTGACTGGTGGGTGCTGTTTGACCGTGAAGGCTTGGGCACCCAAGGCGTTGACCAGGACGGTGAACGTTTCCACAAGTTGGCGGAAGGGGTCATCCTTTGGAGCCTTGAGGATGCGGTGCAGCTCAACGACAACGGCCTTGAAGCCATTGCTGCCATGGCGTCCAAATATCCCGGCTCGCTTGTGCTGATAGACACGTATCACGCCTGCGTTGGCCAGCTTGGGATTGAGGAAGCCAGCAGCGATTTTGACATTCCAGCTCGCAAGCTTGAAGTCGTGCTGTCTGGCACTGGCAGTACCACTGTCCTGATCCACCACACCAATAAGTCGGTGTCTGGCGGCAATGCCATCACAGCCAGCCGGGGGAGCAACAGCCTTGCAGGCGCTGTCAGCTGGTCTGTGTTGCTGAACTGGCTAAAGGTGCCTGTTGAAGGCCAGATGCAAACCGACCATCGGATTGCTGTGAAACCGATGGGCAGGAGCAAGGCCACCAACTTGGTGGTTGAGCTGACTGACGACGGCTGGGTCAGCCATGGCGATGGTGACGATGCCATTGCAGCGGAAGCCCGTGCCCAGGTTGAGGAAACGCTGCAGGGCCGTCAGGAGTCTGCTTATGACCATTGCTGCCAGCTGTGGGAAAACAAGTTCCACACAACTGCTGCTGAGATTGCCAGCCACTGCAACATCAGCAGGCAGAAAGCACTCCGGACGTTGAAGGCTTTGGTCACCAAGGGGTTGATCGTGCAGGACGGTGAGTTGCCTGCTGACACCGCTGGGCGTCCTGCTGCTTTGTATCGCCCTGTATTTGACACCCCCAATGACCTATCCAAAAAAACAGGGGGTCAAAAGGGTCAAACGTGTCAAATTCATGAATCAGCCGTTGATGAGCAAGAGCCTGGGGGTCAAAGGGGTCAAATACCTGCAGCACTGGGATCTGATGCCTCGCGCGCACATATAAAAAGGGATTTGACACATAAAACACACTTGACCCCCTCTGACGGCGGAGGGGTGCCTGAAGGTGTCTTATTGCCGGTGCCTGTTGGCACGCATGTGGAGCGGTTGATTGGCGACTCTTGGAAGAACGGCTGGCTTGTGCGTGATGGGTCAAATCCCAACCGGATGGTGATCGCCAAGCTGGGCAACGAGATGCTGACCATGAGCAATCAGCGTTGGGGTGTGGACATCCGTGAAAACAAGGGCAGCGTCTTCGCTGCACCAGCAGCAGAAGACGATGAATGGTGATGGCTTGCCATTTGCTTGATGGCATGCCATAATCAATGCAAGGGCGGGAGCCCACCACACACAGCACCATGGACAACCACAACATGCGACTCCTTTGGTTTGAGTCGTTTCAAAAACACCAAGATGAGCTTGAAGCAGCCAACCTTCTGAAGCTTCAAGCCATGGAACCTCAAACCCGCTACTACGTTGAAGCCAAGCTTGACGGCAAGCTTGAATGGACTGAATGGGCCTACACGGCCCATGAGCGTGACCAGCTGGTGCAAGACGCCAAGGACTGCGGCTTCTCTTACACCGTTGAGGAGCACGAGTAGTGCCAAGCCCACAAGACCGTAGGCATGCTGCCGCTAATGGTTTATGTACAAGCTGTTGCAAAAGGCCCCAAGCCTTGCATCGGGTCACCTGCCATTACTGCATCACAAGGGTCTCAATCCAGAATTACTTCAAACACAAGCGCGGCCCCGCCTCTGTCCATGGCTCTTGCTTTGTTGACGGCTATACGCCTCAGTGGTTGCAAATCGTTTTTGACAAGTTCGATGGGCGTTGCTTTTACACAGGGGCTGTGATTGAAATTGGTGGTGAGGAAACAGCTGCAGTCACCCTGGACATCCCAAGAAAACTGGTTACGGTCTACGGAGAAGCCAAGGTTGTTCATCACAGCAATCTTGTCTGGTGTCACCGTGCAGTGAAGCGATTCAAAGGGCAGTTGACTGGTGATGATTTCAAGCGCCTTTGGAAAGACCTGACATTCCGCAAGGGCGACAGCTCTTGATTTAGTCGGGGAGCCTGATGCCTGCTCTTCCCCCAGCAGGCTGAAAGCTATACAACACCCTGGCGAGGCAGGGAAAAGCAGGGCGCCTGTGTGTGGCGATCTATCCCCCGACTTCAAACATGGACCAACACCTCCGGACACAGCAACATCTGAACAACCTTCAAGCCTTCTTGGACTATGAACAGCGCCTCAAAGATGCCTATTCCAAATGCCAAGATCCGCAACCTCGACGATGGTTGTGTTCAGATCACGGTCGGCAACATCAGCGGAACCGTAAGTTCACATCACCTAGTTGAACCGAAGCTTCGGCAACTACGGCTACTCTGGATAGCGCATCCAGATAACTGCTAGTGACAATCGCATCAGACAAAATCGTCCAGCGTGAAACTGAAGTTCTCAAGCCATACGAAAACAATCCACGGCAACATTCAGAAGCACAGCTTGATCGTCTTGTCCGATCAATCAAAGAGTTCGGTTTTACAAACCCAATCCTCATTGACGATGACTGCAATGTGATTGCAGGTCATGGCCGCCTGCTGGCTGCAGAACTCATGGGCTTGGCCCAAGTGCCGACCATCACGCTTGGCCACCTCACAGCTGATCAGCGCCGTGCCTACGTCATTGCTGATAACCAGCTGGCACTCAACAGCACTTGGGATGACGACGTGCTGCAGGCTGAACTGCAAGCCTTGGGTGAAGCTGGCTACGACCTGACCCTGCTCGGCTGGGGTGATGACCTGCCCACCTTTGGTGAGGACATTGACCTGTCGGCCCTTGATGACTTGGAAGACGATCCAACAGCAGAGCTAGCTGATGGTGTCATGAAGGCCATCCAGATTGAATTCCGCCCTGAAGACTATGAAGAAGCCAAGGCCCTGGTGGAAGCCGCTCGCAAGCGTGGTGAATACGTGGGCATGAAGCTGATTGAGGCTTTGGCTGCATGATCGACTATCAGATCGCAATCCCCAGCTACAAGCGGCCAACGCGTCTGATCACAGAAACGCTCACAACGCTGAAACGCACCAACGCTGATTTCAGCCGTGTCACTGTCTTTGTGGCGGACAGCAATGAAAAGCACCTCTATGACACTGCCCTCCAAGCCATTGGCCTGGGCATCAAGGTTGTGATCAGCCAGCCAGGCCTGATCAACTCACGCATCTGGTACAACCTGCATTACTACAAGCCCGGCACACGCATCCTGAACTTGGATGACGACATCGCTGGGCTGTACGTCAAAGATGGCAACGCCTTGCAGGCGTACACCGGCGACCTTGACCGCCTTGTGTCAAAGGGCTTCCAGGTCTGTCAAAACACCGGGGCAAAACTCTGGGGAATCAACCCTGTGGCCAATGGCATGTTCCTGAAGCCGACCATCACCGTTGGCCTGCGATACATCTGTGGAATCTTCCACGGTACGTTTGCAGGTGATCCGGCCATGTGCGGTGATGATCGCCCGCGCCAATCATCTGGTGAAGACTTTGAGCTGACCCTCAGGTCGTTCAAGCGTTACAAGGGTGTGGTCCGGATTGATGGCTACGCACCCAAGACCAAGTACTTCGCAGAAGGCGGTATCCAGGCTGAACTTGGTGGCAAGGACAAACGTGCGAAAGACCACGAAGCTCAGCTGCAGCAGATCGTTAACCGTTTCCCTGGCATCAGCAAGCTATATGTCAAGTCCGGCGATGTGCCCAACATCAAGCTCAAAACAGTCACTCACGGAAAGCTCCAGTGGATATGAAGCTGCCAGTCTTAACCCTGCAGCCCAAGGCGCCCAAGCTCAAGATCGGGGACACCTGCCCAACTCTGCAGCCCAACGTCACAGAGTCCTGCATCCTTGCTGACCCTGATGGCACTCAAGTCGGCCTGTTCATCAAGCAACTGCCTGATGACCTGCGGAACCTGATCAACATTGCTGACCACGAGGTCAACTCACCAAGGGTGCCCAAAACGATGATGGACCGGAAACGTCCATTGCCACCTGGCCCCAACGGCAAGAAGCGCTACCTGGTCATCTCCCAGTACTCAGCCATCCTTGGCAGCGTGCCGCCCAAGCCACATATGCGACGGGCGTACGGCACACGGTCCTCTGTCCACAGCAGCAAGACCGCTGGCACCTTTGTCAAAGCCATGCACAAGGCGGGCATCACCGCTTATCAGCTTGTTCAGGAGCTGGCGCCTGATGTCACCCAGCTGCACAGCAGCAAGGTCCAAGCTCGTGTGCCCGAGAAGTGGCGTTTCGCAAAGCACTTCAGCAGCACCATCAGCAACTGCAACATCGCAGCGCCAATCCATCAAGATCACGCCAACGTCAAAGGCGCCATCAATATCATCATCACCAAGCGGCGGAACAGCACTGGCGGGAACTTGCATGTGCCCGACTACGACGCCACCTTTGACCAAACGGATGGCTCGATGCTTGTCTATCCGGCATGGAGGAACTGCCACGGTGTGACGCCAATAGTTCCCACGCATCAAGGCGGCTATCGCAACTCACACGTTTGGTACGCCCTGGATTCGTTTGCATCATTAGGCTGAAACCATGGACAAGAATCCACGTTGTACGAAAGCAGAAAAGGAGTTCCGGACAGCAAGGTTTGCCCGGATGATGGCTAATGGGGCAACACGTTCAGATCTTTTGCAATACGCCGCAAGCGAATGGGGGCTCAAGCAAAGGCAAAGCGATGAATACATTGCCCTCGCTACAAAGCGCCTTGAGGAAGATTTCAACTTGGATCGCCAAGCTTTTGCCGCAATACTTTTGTCACAGCTGAACGTCGTTCATAAAAAAGGCATGGAGCAGTCCAACCTTCAAGCCGTGTTGGGCTGCATCAACACAGCAGCCAAGATCGCCAAGCTTTACGACTGATGGGTGTTCTGTCTGCAATCCCGCCAGGCAATGTCCTCCAAAAGCTTGGTGAGGGCAACGACCAAGTTGATGTTCAGCTGCTGGAGAAACGGATCAAGAGCGACTTGCATCCGGGCCAGCTTGCCTTTGTTGAGGATCAAACCACGCAGATCATTGGCTTGTCTGCTGGCTACGGGGCAGGCAAGACAAGGGCATTAGCTGCCAAAAGCGTGATCCTCGCTTTGGCTAATCAGGGCTTCATTGGTTGTGTCATGGAGCCAACGGGTCCACTGGTTCGGGACATTTGGCAAAACGACTTTGAGAGCTTTCTGGAGAGCTATGAGATCCCATACACCTTCAGGGCATCCCCACTGCCTGAGTACGTTTTGCACCTACCTGGGGGTGATACAAAGATCCTTTGCCGCAGTTTTGAGAACTGGTCAAGGATCATTGGCCTGAACCTTGCTTGGGTCTTGGCTGATGAGATTGATACGGTCACGCCTTCAATTGCATCCAAGGCATTCCCAAAAATCCTTGGTCGCTTGAGGTCTGGCAACGTCCGGCAGTTTGGCGCTGCGTCAACGCCTGAAGGGTTTCGTTGGATGTGGTCAACCTTTGGCTCTGAAGAAGCCCAGAAGCGTGAAGACAGAAAGCTGATTAGGATGCGCTCGGCAGACAATCCATATCTGCCCCAAGACTTTATTGAACGGCTGCAGGCCAACTACGACCCATCACTCCTCCAGGCGTACCTGGAAGGTCAGTTCTGCAACCTCACAACCGGCCAGGTCTATGACCGCTTCAGCCGGGCCAAGCATGTAGTCAGCGATATGCCCAACACCGACGAAGAGCCCTTACGCATTGGCGTGGACTTCAACGTTGGGCAAATGTCAGCTGTGATTGCCGTTCGTCTTGGGAAACAACTATTGCTGATCGATGAAGTCAGCGGCGCCCATGACACCGACGCCTTGGCACAAGAAATACGAGCGCGTTTTCCCGACCGCAGAATCTATGTCTACCCTGACGCATCAGGCGGTTCACGATCTACGAATGCCAGCCGTACAGACATACAAATCTTGGAGTCCTACGGTTTCAGCAACCAATCGCCTAAGTCAAATCCTGCCGTCCGCGATCGGGTGGCTTCTGTACAAGCTGTTCTGGAGAACGGGAAAGGTGAAATCAGGTTGCAAGTAGCAAAGCACTGCAAAAGGACCATTGAGTGCCTTGAGCTGCAGTCATATACAGAACGTGGCGAGCCGGACAAAGATGCTGGCTATGACCACATGAATGACGCTTTGGGTTATTTGGTGTGGCGTGAGTTCAACCCGCTGCACAGGAATGCTGGACGTGGTACTGGCATCAGGCTTTACTAAACTGATCGGGATGGGCGGGCTTTAGCTGTGTATTCAGGCTTTTCTGGGCGCCAACGTGTTGGCAACGTCACGACGGTGGAAAGCCCGAACACGGCTTACGTCAACATGGAGCCCCATTGGTTGTTGATTGAAGCCCTGCTGCAGGGCACATACGGGATCAGAAAAAAACACAGAAAATATCTGCCACAAGAACCAAGAGAGTTGGATGAGGCATATGACAACAGGCTTCTTCGTTCAACTCTTGCGCCCTACTACGTGAGGCTTGAGCGGATGCTGGCGGGCATGTTGACCCGCAAGCCTGTGCGCCTTGAGGATGTTGCTGATGTGGTCACAGAGCAGCTATTCGACGTTGACCTCCAGGGCAATGACCTGAACGTATGGACATACGAAACTGCCCGCAAGTGCATTCGTTATGGACACGTTGGCGTCTTGGTTGATGCTCCTAGGGCTGGCCAAAACGGCCGGCCATATTGGGCGCAATACACCCCCAGAGACATCCTCGGGTGGCGGTCTGAAATCAAGGATGGCAAGCAACTGCTGACGCAGCTGCGGTTGATGGAGGAGATCACCGTGCCCGATGGCCTTTACGGTGAAAAGCAAGTGCAGCAAGTGCGTGTACTGACGCCTGGTGCTTTTGAGATCCACCAGAAGGACAAGAAAGGCGACTTTGTTCTGATCGACGAAGGCCGCACCAGCCTCAGCGAGATTCCGTTTGCTGTTGCTTATTCCAACCGCGTTGGTGTTCTTGAGTCGCGGCCACCACTGGCAGACATCGCTGAGTTGAACCTCAAGGCGTATCAAGTCCAGTCGGACCTTGACAACCAACTGCACATTTCAGCTGTGCCGATGCTTGCTATCTACGGTTTTCCACAGTCTGCCGAAGAAATCAGTGCAGGCCCAGGCGAAGCCATGGCGCTGCCTGAGTCTGCACGGGCTGAATATATTGAGCCTGGCGGCAACAGCTATGACGCTCAGTTCCGCAGGCTTGATCAAATCGCTTCCCAGATCAACGAGTTGGGCTTGGCTGCAGTGTTGGGCCAAAAGCTCAGCGCAGAAACTGCAGAGGCAAAGCGTATTGATCGCAGCCAAGGCGACAGCACCATGATGGTGATCGCTCAGCAGATGCAAGACCTGATTGATAACTGCCTGTCATTCCACGCGCAGTACATGCAGCAGGCGCAGGCCGGCAGCAGCTTCATCAACCGCGACTTCTTGGCCACACGGCTTGAGCCGCAGGAAATCCAGTCACTGCTGCAGCTTTACACCGCAGGAACCATCACTCAGGAAACACTGCTGAATCAGCTGTCTGCTGGTGAAGTGCTCGGTGATGAGTTTGATGTTGAAGAAGAAGTTGAAGCAACGCAAAGCGGCGGCCTGATTGAAATGCAGCGCCCTGAACAGGCGCCACCTGCTGCAGAAGAGGCCACAATGCCAGAAGCAGAGCCTGAGGCTGACGATGAGCTGGCTGGATAATCTGCGGAAACGTAAAAAGGAGGATCCCATCAACCGGCTTTTGTTCTTCTCAAAGCAAGAGCTGACGGAGCAGACCTATGCGGTCATCAGGGTCACTTGGTACCTGCAAGGCAAGATCTGCGGTGTGTCAGAAACGGCTATTGGCTTGTACGAGCAGGATGTGATTGCTGAGTTTTCTGGCTTTGTTGGCAATGCACTGCGCGCTGGCTGTGATGTGTCCGTGGCTTGCATTGATGACCCGCAATATCTCGGCATCTATGAGTCATGAGCGAGCTACGTGAAGTTTTCAGAAACGCGATTGATCTGAACCGCTATAGCAACAGTGTCAGTCGCCGGTTGATCCGTGCATACAACGACGTTGTGCTGGATGCTGTTGATCAGCTTCGTGGGATTGATGAGCTTGCATCGCCTGTCAAGGCTGCACGGCTTCGGGCCATTCTCGCGCAACTGAACGAGTCACTTCGCACTTGGTCTGGCGAAAGCATTGCCACCATGACTGAGGAGTTGCAGGGCTTGGCGGTGCTGCAATCTGAGTTTGCAGCTGAGCAACTGCAAAAGGCTTTACCTGCTGGTGCTGCTGCAACTGTGGGCACTGTTGAGATCAGTCCAGCTTTTGCCCAGGCGGTTGTCACAAGTCAGCCGACAGTGGCTGGCGTGGTCAACCTCA